AATTTACTTGGTACTCAAATTCTTGATCTTCCATTAGAATCCTGCTTGGAACTTTTGCCAGTCAATAGCATTTTTAATTTGAAAGGTTCTATTTGATACTGTCTTGATAATTTCCTCTAAAAATTTTAAAGAAGTATCGTAGTAGCGAATCTTCATATCAATCTTATTTAACCGATCATCTGCATCTAGATAGCGTTGAATAGCATCTTTCTCACGGACTTTATATGGAAAAGGTTCTTCTTCATACACAACAGGGTCTGCTTTACCTGTGTAAAAGTTATGACGTTCAAGTTTTACTTTGTTATATTGCCCTCTTGCTTTCTCTCTCAGTAATGTTATAGTATTGTATACTGTATAATACTTTGAATGAAGTTGTGGAATCTTTAAAGATTCATCATGTAGGTTATCAGGATCTATAACAGAGTCTCTCTGCCACATTTCCTGAATTTTTTCAAGATCCATTATTTAATAGAAGAGGTCAATTGATATACAGTATACTTGAATGTTGCCTGTGCTGTAAAGTAGTTCACGTCAGTTGATGTTGCATCAAAGTCTAATGAACTTAAAGACACTGGGAACATATCAAGGAATTTTACTTTAGCAACCTCGTTAAAGTTGCTGTTTAAAATGCGAAGAGTACCATCAGCAAACTGTTCGTTCATATCTCTGATACCATCTCTATCAGTGGTAACATCTTTGAACTGTTGTGCTGTTTCTGGGAAACCTAATCCAGTAATCCATTCGTGGACTATCCTGTAGTTCTCCATATTCTCATCAACAAGAAATTGAATAGATAAATCTCCATAAGTGAGTTTATCACCAGGAACATCAATATCTTTCAAATATGATGGTTGAGTGGCAGTACCAAGCGTAACTTCTGGAATTCTAGCAGTATTGCAGTAGAAGTCAACCTTCGGGTACTTACCAAGATTAAATTTAAATCCAATACCAGATAAAAAATTCCTATTATTAATCTGGTTGGCCCAACTACAATTTCCCATCAGAGGTTTTTAGGTATTTAGACAAAAAAAGAGGGTCCGAAGACCCTCCAGTATAACCTTGTGAGATTAGATCACATGAGGTTGTTAACGCGAACACGTCTGTAGTAGCGGTTGGTGTTCTTAGTAAGAGCGCCAGCGCCGACACTTGTGCCTTCTGCGAAGGGGTTAGCAACAATACCATAACGGGTCTTGAAGCCGATTTTTGGTTGGAAGGTGTCCTGACCAACTGCACGAACCATCTGAAGAGGAACGTATGGGCAGTAGAACAGTCCAGCATCATAAGGGGAAGCACCCTTATAACCAACAACGTAGTACTGCGAAGCAGCACTGTTTGCAGAATAAGGATCGATGTATACACGATACTTACCTTGCAGAATACCAGCGAAGGTATTACCTGCATCGTCAACCTGGAGACCAGCGTTAAGTGCAGGGGTGTAATCAAGAACACCAGCCATAGTCAGGGCGGAAGCAACGTCTGCAGAGCAGAGGATCATGTTGCCCTTTCCACGACGAGTTCTTTGTGCGATTGCGTTAGCATCGCGCTCGATTTGGAAAATAAGTCCTTTGAACTTCTCAACACTCCAACGTCCGTTGGAATCGGTGTCGAGGTCAAATGTACCAGCAGAAGCAACGTTTGCTTGAGCACCAGACTCAGCAACGTTATAGATGGTTCTGATGACTTCACGGTTGATCTCGGCAAGGATCTCTGTGGAGAGAATGTTTGCGAGTTCAGCCTCAGCGTTCAATCCGTGGATTGCCTTGAGGTCTTGTGCCAGTTCCAAGGAATACTCTGCTTTCAGAGCGCGGCTCTTAGCAGTAACGGTGACTTTCTCGATCGAGAATGCCATTTCGTTGAAATGTCCTTCTGTACCATCTCCAAGGCTTTCTGCCTCGTCGGTACGCATACCCTGACCTACGTTGTAGGTTGTTCCGGTTTGACCAGATTCTGGGTTAAGAAGTCCAGGATTGCTACCAGATTGTGCGGTAGTACCCATACCAACAGCACCACCAGTGAATCCTGCGGTGTTGTCGTTCGCTGAAGATTGTCCAGAGAATGCGGTGTCTGCTTCGTTGAACAGTGCCTCGGTTCCGCTCTGATTAGCATAGCGGGAGCGCATTGCGAAGATCAGTCCAGTAGGACCAGACATTGGTTGAACGCCTGCGAGGTCATATGCGACCAGGTTAGGCATTGCACGTCTGATCAGGGAGATCAGAACGGGGTCGAAACCAGCAACGGTTTGACCACCAGCGGAAGTATATCCTCCAGCACCAACTGCGTTGGTAGGACCTTCGGAAAGGAACTCACGCTCTTCCTTAATTGTTTGTTCTTGGTTCTCTAGGAGAACGGCGGTAACAGCTCTGCGGTGGGAATCCTTAATTGGATCCATTCCCTCATAGTCGAGAATGGGTGCCCACTTTTCCTGCAGAGCCTCTGTGTTAGGCATTTGCATTTTTTTAAAAAAGTTATAGTTTGAATTTATGATTTAAAAATCACTTTTTAGCAGCTCTAGAGAGAGTTTGCAGATAGGCTTGCATCATTGGGGATACCTCTTCAGAGATAACCTCGTTGGTAGAAACCTCTTCTGAAAGATTCTCGGAGGTGCTTGGAGTGCCAGCGGACTCAGGGAAATAAGATTTCCTTAGAGTTACCAGTTTCTCGCGATAGTCTGCTTCACTTTCAAACTCAACATTTTCTGCAAGAGTAGCGAGCTTCTCTTTCTGAGTGACTGCAAGTCCTTCAGAGACAGTAGCAAAAACGCCATCTGCATTAGATTCTGCTAATCTACGATTCAGAGCAACATTTCTGTCGATCTGTTCGTTGAGTTTACCTTCCATTTCATCTAGTTTATCTACCATGCTCTCAAGTACATCGTATTTTTCTTCAGGGATTGTTACATAATGTTCTTCAAAGAGACCCTTCATTCCAGTAATGAAGGATTCGGTAATTTCATTTTTAAGTCCTTGCTCAACAGCAAGTGCATTTTCTTGGAACCACTCGTCAGCGACGTACTCCAAATAGGAGTCCATACGCTCACTGAGTTCTTCACGAATAGAAGAAACTTCTTCTACCAGAGCATTCTGATATGTTTCGTGAAGCGCATCTTTCATTTCAGCAACTTTTGTTTTAACTGCTGCTTCAAAGATAGTGCGTGCTTTATCTTGGAACTCTTCGGAGAGATCTTCACCTTCTAAAAGTGCTTGAACATCTGCTTCGATGTTAATAGTCTCTTCCTCAGTAATTTCTTCTTCCGTTTCGGCAACAACTTCTTCAGCTGCTACTTCCTCTTCAGAAACAACCTCTTCTGTGGTTGCTTCCTCTTCAGAAACTATTTCCTGAGTCTCATCAACTTCGGTTTCCTCTTTTGCTGTTCCGGCATCGCCAGGTGCTGCTTTAGCATTGACGACGTCTTTTACCTGCTTGAGAGTTGCACCTGGGGTTGCAAGTGAATTCGATCCATCGAAGGGATTTGAATTTTCGGGAGTAGGACCGCCGAGATCTTCTACTGGGATTCCAGCTGAAGTCATTGGCTCAGCAGCAGCAGCTCCTTTCGTTACTACGTTTTCCATTTCTTGTAAATTGTTACCAACGGACATTTGAAATATGTGATTAATTACTTAATTACATATATTTATTTATAATTCAAAGATTTGATAGGAAATTATTCCATAACTGGAGTTTATGCTCCTCAAGTTGTCTTTGATCAGATAATTTATTAATTGCTCTCTCAGTTCTTTCTGCGAGTTGTTCGCGAAGGATTCCTCCTTCCCAAACCCAATCTTTTCCTTCCATAATTCCATTAACAAAAGCGTCTGGAGCGGAGGGATCGGCAACGATATCAGCAGCAGTTGCTAACTGAAAATCTTCACCAACAATTTTGCATCCTTCACTTGTGGTTTGGAGTGATCCAACACCACGAGAAGATACGCCAAGTTTCACACCTTCATCTAGAAGAGAAGATGCAATTTTACCCATAGGGGTGGAAAGGATTTGTGCCTTTCCTCTAAAATTATTACCTTCTTGAACCAGAGAAGTAATTTTATGTGAAACCCTGTCAAGATTGACAGTAGGACCATCGGGATGACCTAGTTCACCCAAAGCACGACCCTTATTGACAAAAGTTTCGCAATAGCGATTTACTTCCTTAGAAAGAGTTTGCATGGGATACATTCTCCCATTTCTGTTCTTGAGTTCACCTTGAAGGAAGACTCCCTCAATATAAAGTTTCTTGTTAGCACCCTTACCTTCGGTAAGAATTTCTACATTTGTTACTTCTTCTGTGATAAGTTTCATTGTTGTTATTAACCTGTTACTGGATTGCAGTTTTCATCATGACGTTGATATGTTCCAGGAGTTCTGGTGGTATTATCAGCATTTCTTGCTTGATATGTTCCGGGTGTCCTGGCAGTATTATTTGCATTGCGGGCTTGATAGTCCGCATTGAAATTTTCATACGTTATACTTGTCCATCCTTCATTGCCACCAAATTGGGTGACTGATGTTTTTCCTGGTTGCGGAGAAACAGGATTACAATTTTCGTCGTGACGAACGTATGCCATTACTCAGAATCCTCTTCTGTTTCCAACTCTTGTTCTACTTCATCACC